GAAACGGTTAGATAATGAGCGAAGAAGAAAAAACAAAGCTGGAAGCCTACGCAGATGGGCAGACTATGCGAAAAAGGCAGTCGCCAAAGCGGAAGAAATTGAACGCAACCGCATCGGGGCGAAAGCGCAAGACAGCGACAACCAAGAAACAAACGCAGCCTGAACCAGCTAGAATAATAGAACCTGAACTAGCACCTGTAGAAGAACAGCATAATGTAATATTTAAACCTAATGCTGGGCCACAAACAGACTTTTTAGCTGCAGGTGAACGTGAAGTATTATATGGGGGTAGTGCTGGTGGCGGTAAGTCATATGCAATGTTAGCTGACCCTTTACGCTTTATGGGACACCCAGCTTTCTCAGGATTACTTTTACGACACACTACAGAAGAACTAAGGGAACTTATATTTAAGTCTCAAGAAATGTATCCTAAGATCTGGCCTGGAATTAAGTGGTCAGAACGTAAGATGCAATGGACTGCACCCTCTGGTGCCAGACTATGGATGTCCTACTTAGATAGAGAAGATGATGTATTAAGATACCAAGGTCTTGCGTTTAGCTGGATAGGTTTCGACGAACTTACTCAGTGGCCTACCCCATTTGCGTGGAATTATATGCGAAGTCGCTTAAGATCTACTGCCTCTGATTTACCAGTATATATGAGAGCTACTACCAACCCAGGAGGTAGGGGGCATCATTGGGTTAAAAAAATGTTTATTGATCCTGCTCCGCATGGTAAACCGTTTGATGCAACAGATATTGAAACAACTGAAGTATTACGTTATCCTGCTGGACATGCCAAAGCTGGTAAGCCTTTATTCAAACGTAGGTTTATACCTGCCCGTCTTTCCGACAATCCTTACCTAGCAGAACAAGGTGACTACGAAGCAATGCTTCTGTCTTTACCTGAACAACAACGTAGGCAGTTACTTGACGGGGATTGGGATATTAAAGAAGGCGCAGCCTTTACGGAGTTTGATAGAAACATTCACGTAGTTGAACCCTTTTATATTCCTAGTAACTGGGTAAAGTTTAGAGCATGTGACTATGGGTATGGGAGTAAGTCTGGTGTAGTTTGGTTTGCTGTTGCACCTAATGAACAATTAATTGTATACAGAGAGTTATACGTAAGTAAAGTATTAGCTGCAGATTTAGCAGATATGATTGTAGACTTAGAGGCTGAAGATGGAAATATTAAGTATGGCGTTCTTGATAGCTCTTTATGGCACAAGCGTGGTGATACTGGCCCATCATTGGCTGAACAAATGATTCAACGTGGGTGTCGTTGGCGTCCATCAGATAGATCTAAAGGCTCACGTGTAGCTGGTAAAAACGAAATACATAGAAGGTTACAGGTTGACGAATACACAGAAGAGCCTCGTATGGTGTTTTTTGATACTTGTACCAATATGGTTGCTCAACTACCAGCCTTACCAATCGACAAAAGAAACCCAGAGGATATTGATACAACCTCCGAAGATCACTTGTATGATGCTTTAAGATATGGTATTATGTCAAGACCACGGTTTAGTATATTTGACTATGATCCAAATGGAAGGCCACAGGGTGGTATGCGAGTAGCAGATGCTACCTTTGGTTATTAAGGGAAGATAAATGGCAGAAGAAAACGAAGGCTTTATTGAGGATGACGCTATTGTACTAGCAGATAGCGATGACTCTACTGTTGACGATGCAGATACTTCTAAAATTATTCCATTTATTATGGAAAAATATAATCGTGCAGATGATTACAGACAGCAGGATGAAGATCGTTGGTTACGTGCTTATCGTAACTATCGTGGTTTGTATGGTTCAGATGTTCAGTTTACAGAGGCAGAAAAGTCTAGGGTATTTATTAAAGTAACTAAAACAAAAACATTAGCTGCATATGGGCAAATTGTTGATGTATTATTTGCAGGACAAAAGTTTCCTCTTACTGTAGACCCTACTGAACTTCCTGATGGCGTTGTAGCAGATGTAAACTTTGACCCAAAAGAACCTGAACAGCTAAAACAATCGGGTATGGATGAGATTGTAAATCCGTATGGGTTTGCTGGTGATGGTAAAGAACTACCTGCAGGTGCTACAGCTAAAACACTTGCAGAAAGTTTAGGCCCAATAAAAGATAAGTTACAAGATATTGATGGTGTACGTGAGGGAGTAGGAAAAACACCTACTGCAATTACATTTAGTCCAGCTATGATTGCTGCTAAAATGATGCAAAAGAAAATACATGATCAATTAGAAGAATCTAGTGCAAGTAAACATCTACGTAGTACAGCATTTGAGATGGCACTATTTGGTACGGGTGTAATGAAAGGTCCATTTGCTGTAGATAAAGAATATCCTAACTGGAATGAAGAAGGCGAATACTCACCTATAATTAAAACTATTCCGCAAGTATCTCATGTATCTGTATGGAACTTTTATCCTGATCCAGACGCAAATAATATTGAAGAAGCTCAGTTTGTAATTGAACGTCATAAAATGTCACGTACACAGTTGCGTAATTTAAAACGGCGTCCTTATTTTAGAAGTTCTGTAATTGATGAAGCAGTACAACTAGGTGAAAATTACAATAAAGAATCTTGGGAAGATGATCTATCTGACTATGCCCCAGAGCATGGTGTGGAACGCTACGAGGTACTAGAGTATTGGGGTATGGTAGATACAGACATGCTTGTAGAGCAAGGTGTAGACATTCCAGATGAGTTAAGTGAAGTAGATGAACTACAAGCTAATGTATGGATTTGTAATGGTAAACTATTGCGAATGGTACTTAATCCATTTAAACCTGCTCGTATTCCTTATATGGCTGCTCCCTATGAATTAAACCCATACTCATTCTTTGGTGTGGGTATTGCGGAGAATATGGATGATACCCAAACTTTAATGAATGGTTTTATGAGAATGGCAGTTGACAATGCTGTATTATCTGGTAATCTTTTAATTGAAGTTGATGAAACTAACTTAGTCCCAGGCCAAGATCTATCAGTATATCCTGGGAAGGTATTTAGACGCCAAGGTGGTGCTCCAGGGCAAGCTATCTTTGGTACTAAGTTTCCAAATGTTGCTGCAGAAAACTTGCAGCTATTTGATAAAGCAAGGGTATTAGCAGATGAGTCAACTGGATTTCCATCTTTCGCTCATGGTCAAACAGGGGTATCGGGTGTGGGTCGTACTGCTTCTGGTATTTCTATGCTTATGGGTGCCGCACAAGGTGGTGTAAAGAACGTAATTAAAAACGTAGACGATTATTTACTTCGTCCGTTGGGTGAAGGTTTATTTAGATTTAATATGCAGTTTGACTTTGATCCTAATATTAAAGGGGATCTTGAAGTTAAAGCACGTGGTACAGAAAGCCTTATGGCTAACGAAGTACGTAGTCAGCGTCTTATGCAGTTTATGCAAATATCTTCTAGCCCAGCACTTGCGCCTTTTGCAAAGTTTCAGTACATCATACGAGAGATTGCAAAGTCTCTTGAGTTAGACCCAGACAAAGTAACTAACAACATGGATGAAGCTGCCATTCAAGCAGAGTTAATGAAAGGCTTTCAGCAGCCAGCAGCAGAAGCAAACCCAATGGACCCCACAGGAGCAGGAGGTGGTAACATAGGTACAGGACAAGTACCTACACCTCAAGAACAAGGATTTAGTGGAAATGATCAAGGACAAGGAGCACCTCAAGAAGCTCAAGGGGCTGGTGAACAACCAGCAGCAATGGGGCCAGTTCAGTAACTATTTAGATGAAGTAATTGCACAACAGCATCGTGCTATGGAGCAAACAGATAATGATAAAGTTATGTATAGAGCACAAGGTGCCATATACCAACTGCGTAGATTAAAATTACTTAGAGATGAGGTATTAAAATAATGAAAGATCAAATGGAACTTTTTGAAGACGGTGGCCTCAAAGATGAGGGTGGCACAGTAGATGAAGTATCTGGAAACGAAGTTCCAATTGGTGGCACTAAAAAAGGTGTGCGTGATGATGTATCTGCTATGGTAAGTGAAGGTGAGTTTGTTTTTCCTGAAGATGTAACACGTTACATTGGATTAGATAAACTTATGCAAATGCGACAAGAAGCTAAGATGGGCCTAAAACGTATGGAAGCTATGGGTCAAATGGGTAATAGTGATGAAGCTACTATCCCAGACGATATGCCATTTGGTATGGCTGATCTTGTTATTGTGGCTGGTGACACTGGTGAAGAACTAGAAATGCAAGAAGGTGGTTTTGTGACACGTCCTACTACAGTTACACGTACTGTACAGCAACCTACGTATACTCCACCACCACAGCAGCCTACAACTACACAGCCTACAACTACACGTAGGCTTACACCTGAAATTGAACGCCCACAAAGAGCAGAAATTAACTTTAAAGAATTGATGGGTGAGGCTAGTATTACATATGTAGAGTACCGTAATGAAGCTGGTGCTAATATGATGATACCTCATATTGGTGGTGTTCCTGCATTTCCTATTCCTGAAGGATACACAATATACTCACCAGAAAATGAAGACTCTGTAGAAAACTCTAATACAGAAGAAGGCGAAGCAATACGAGAAATAAACGAAACGTCACGAGGCGAAGGTGGCCCCGATAGAGATATTGCGGCTGAAATACAAGCGGAGTTTGATAATGCTCCTGCCCCTATTAACTGGGATACATTAAGTACAGAAGATCTTTTAACAGAGTTGGGTGGCATTACTGGAACAGGCCGTACTATTGCTAATGGTGCTATGCTTTTATTTGGTCCTATTGGTGCGCTAGGATACGCAGCAATGCGTGATCAAGATAAGAAAGCTTATGCTGCAGCAGTTGCTAAATTAAACGCTGGTAATTTAACTGCCGAAGAAAGAGCAGAACTAACTGCGTATATAGAAACTTTAGGTAAATCTGTAGGACCAGAAAGTAAAAGTATTTTAGGTAGAATTGTAGATGGCGTTGCAGGAGCTTTTGGACTATCCGAAACTAAAACAACAGAAGCAAAAACAAAAGTAGAGCAAGAAGAAGTTGTACCTATAGCTTCTATAGAAACTGCACCTACGCCTGAAGAAACGTTAATGCAACAAACTGTTACTGCAACACCTGAAGAAAGATTAATGCAACAACCAGTTACTGCTGCACCTATGCCTATACAATCTTCTTTGGCGCAGCAGATGAAGTCTATGCAAGACGCTATGCAATTTGATTCTACTCAATATACACCGCCTGTATTACCGACATCTTCACCTATGGCTGCAGGACAGCAAGGTGCACTTGCGTTGACAGGGACTGGTGGTTACGATGAACAACCCATAATGCAAGGCGCTGAAATACTAGGTCAGTTAGAAGCGCCTATTGCATATGGACAACCTTCTCCTACTGCGGCTAAAGTAGAAATTACCCCTTATGAAGGTTCTGTGGAGCAAACTGCAGGATTAAGCGCAGCAGAGCAAATGCGTAGAATGACAGAAGAAAGACAGCAACAACGTTTACAAGTTATAGATCCTGAGTTTACTGCGGGTCTTAGTGCTAAACCTTATACCGATCCTATGTATGGCGAAGTAGGAAGAGGTGTGCAGCCATCCCCTGTACCAGTAGGTCCAACAGGTAGTTACGATGAAGCAGGATTAAATGTCGATCCCCGTAGACAACAAGGACCAAAACAAGCTGAAGTATTTCAAACAAAAGAAGCTCAACGTATTAAAGCTGAACAAGAGCAAGCATTATTAGATACTCAAAATTTATTAGAGCAACAAAAAAGTGCATTTGCTGATGCCGAAAAACGTTTAGCAGAACAAAAGGTAATATCCGCTGCAGATATAGCTACAGCTAATGCTGCCGCAGATGCAAGATATAATAGAGACATTGCAAAAATACGTGCAGATCAAACTAAAAAATTAGAAGCCCTTCAAAAACTTGGGGTAGTAGGTAGAGCAGAAGCTGAACGTATAGCACTAGCAGAAGCTAAAAGAGCAGAAGAAGAAGCTAGAAGAGTTGCGGAAGCTGAAAGAAAAAGAATTGCTGATGCTAAAGCTAAAAGTGATGCAGAAGCAGCAAGAAGAGCAACAGAAGACAAACGTTATAAAGAAACACTTGCCGCAACAGGTACAGCAGAAAGAGCAGGTTCTAGTGCTCCAGTAACTTCAATTAGGCCAAAGGCTAGACCTAAACCAACGGCTAAACCTAAACCTGCAGCTAAACCCAAGTCACCAGAAAGAAGTAACGATAAATCAACACGGTTAGATTCAAGTAACCCTAATACAAATAAAAATATTACTGCACATTTATCTAATAGAGAAAAAGAATCGTTAAAAGCTAATCCAGAGTTAGCAGATCACTACACAGCTACAGCAAACAGACGTGCTAATGAAGCTGCTGCAGGAGATACTTCTAATACAGACTCAGCAAACGAAGCGTCTGATTCTAGTGATAAAATTGTATGTACGGCTATGAATAACTCATATGGCTTTGGCTCTTATCGTCAAGCTATATGGTTATCCTACTCTAAAGACCACTTGACAAAAGAACATGAGCTAGGTTATCATACACTGTTTTTACCTTTAGTAGACTTAGGATACAATAAAAATAATAAATTTGTACGTACCGCACTAGAACATATCGCACGTCATCGTACTGCTGATCTTAGAGCGTCTATGCAAAATAAAAAACGAGATACTTTAGGGCGTATATACAGATCTATCCTAGAACCTTTAGTATATACTGTAGGTAAGTTTAGAATAATTACAGGAATTTAATATGGAATTTTCACAATATACTGAACTTGTAGCCAAACGGTTTAATGGCTTACAGGAAGATGATAAGGATGTTATCCGTAGTTTAATGGGTACATCACAAGGCCGTGTACTTGGTAAAGTGCTTGGCCCAGAAATAATGACTAATGTTAATTTAGGTAAAGCTAAAAAACCAGTTGTTAAAAAACGTGGACTAGCAACACGTTAAATTGCTAGATACGCTGGCTACTCATCCCCCTACCAACACTAGGCTACGGTGGCCCCAGTAAGGAACGTAAAATGGCTAATGATATTATGGCAGAAGAAATGCAAACAGAAAAGAAAGTTGCATTTGCCAATCGTAAGTATAGTAATGAAGATAAATTAAAAAAAGATGAAGAAGAACTAGAGCAACTTATTGCAGAACAACGTGGTGAAACTAAAGAACAAGATCAAGAAGCTGAACCCGTAGGCGCAGAAGAAAAAAGTTTTAAGAAACGTTATGGTGATTTACGCCGCCATATGCAAGAAAAAGAAAAGTCGTGGGATGAAAAGTTTAAACAACTTGAAGGCCAACTAAAAGACGTAACACAAAAAGAAATTAAACTACCTAAGTCAGATGATGACATTGAAGCATGGGCAACACAATATCCCGATGTAGCAGCTATAGTAGAAACTATTGCAATTAAAAAGGCACGTGAGCAAGCTGCAGGATTAGAAGATCGTGTAAAAGAAATTGATGAAATGCGAGCTACAGCCTCACGTGAAAAAGCTGAAGCTGAACTTATGAAAGCCCATCCTGACTTTGGTGATATTCGTGATAGTGATGACTTTCACCAGTGGGCAGATGAACAACCTAAGTGGGTACAAGACGCACTTTATGAAAATGACAATGATGCTCGTTCTGCTGCACGTGCTATTGATCTGTATAAAGCAGATCGTAATATTAAAACTAAAAAACCTGCAGATAGTAAAGATGCTGCACGTTCAGTAAATAGTCGTAATAGTCGTAGTCAACCTGAAGATAATGATTCAACTACAACATTTAAAGAATCTCAGGTAGCTAAGATGTCACCACAACAGTATGAAAAAATGTCTGATCAAATTATGGAATCTATTCGTACTGGTAAATTTATTTACGATATGTCTGGTTCTGCCAGATAAAGCTATTGACATATAATATATTTATGATATAACTATATGTACAATCGGTAGTATGGCCCTGCTAGGTATTAACTACAGTTACCCATACTGCCAATTAACTAAACTATCCGCAAACACAATTAAGCTTTCGGACAACCTAATGTCTCATGGCCCGTTACACTAGAAGGTAGGCCAACTTTCTATATAGCGCACCCTAGTAGTATTAGCCTCTGTATAAGTCATTAGTCGTTTGCATCTGTGATTTAATGCTAGGAGAAATTAAAATGGCATTTACATCCGCTGCTGGTTATGGCAATTTACCCAATGGTAACTTCTCACCAGTAATTTATAGCAAACAGGTGCAACTTGCTTTCCGCAAAGCATCTGTCTGTGAAGCAATCACTAACTCTGATTATTTCGGAGAAATTGCTGCAATGGGTGACTCAGTTAAAATTATTAAAGAACCTGAGATCACTGTTAAAGCATATGAGCGTGGTACAACTATTACACCACAAGATCTTGACGATGAAGATTTCTCATTGACAATTGATAAGGCCAACTATTTTGCCTTCAAAGTCGATGACATTGAGGAAGCCCATAGTCACGTCAATTTCCAAAGCCTTGCATCAGATCGTGCTGCTTACCGTTTAGGTGATCAGTTTGACCAAGACGTACTTGGCTACTTGACAGGCTTTAAACAGTCTGCACTACACGGTACACCTGACACAGTAAACTCAACTGTAAACGGTACTGTTGCTGTATCTACTGCAGGTACTGACGAACTACTGTCTTCAATGAAAATTGATGCAGCAGACTTCGGTGGTTCAGGTGGTGATGCTTTGGCATTGCAGCCACGTACAGGTGGAGCAACTGACTCAACTCCTGCCGTTGGTGATACTTTCCCATTGACTGTCATTGCACGTATGTCACGTTTGTTGGATCAACAGAATGTGGATACTCAAGGCCGTTGGTTGGTAGTAGATCCTGTGTTTATGGAGTTGTTGAAAGACGAAGACTCACGTTTGTTTAACGCTGACTTTGGTGGTTCTGGATTGCAGAACGGTCAAATCGGAACAAACATTCATGGTTTCCGTGTATACACTTCAAACAATCTGCCATCAGTAGGTACTGGTCCTTCTTTCACAGGAACAAACTCATCTACTAACTACGGTATGATTGTTGCTGGTCATGATTCAGCCGTTGCAACTGCAGAGCAGATCAACAAAACTGAAACCTATCGTGACCCAGATTCATTCGCTGACATTGTTCGTGGTATGCATCTATACGGTCGCAAGATTCTTCGTCCAGAAGCTCTTGTGAACGCTAAGTATCACTTGGCATAAGGGGGGATAACAAATGGCTACTATTACTTCATTATTGTTACCTGCTCACGGTAGTTCACAACGTGGACGTGCGCCGTATATGGTACAAAAAACTATTGACCTTACTGCACAGGCTATTGACTGTTCAGCAGGTGACGTAGTTCAGTGTATTACTATCCCTGCTAACACACGTGTAATTCACGCTGGCTTTCAAGTTGTAGAATCTGCAACTATGAATACAGGTACAAATGCTACCGCAACATTGGGTGCAGCAGATGCTGACGAATTTGTTGCAGCATTTGATATTGATGGCGCTGCAGATGCAGCATATGCACCATCAGCTACACCTGCAGCAGACGTTACTCTTGCGACAGCAGACACACTAGACCTGACATTTGCAGGTGATGGTGCTACTTTCTCAGCAGGTAAAATTCGTGTTTACGCTTGGATGGTAGATGTTAGTGATCAAGGCGACTACTCTGCTAACGAAGTAGATCGTGACGCACTTGCGTAAATAGAATAATGGGTAGGCTGCTTAACTGTGGCCTACCTATACATTTAACTTGAAAGCACCCTAATGGCATATACCTATTTAGATTTAACCAATGAAGTTATTGCTCGTTTTAACGAAGTTGCTTTAACGTCTGCAGGTTTTACTTCGGCTAGAGGTTTTCAAGTTCAATGTAAAAATGCTGTAAATGATGCTATAGATTATATTAATACTAGTGAATATGCATGGCCTTTTAATCACAGCACAGAGACAGACGTTTTAGTTGTTGGTACTACTCGCTACGATATACCCGTTACTGCAAAACATGTTGATTACGAAACTTTTCGTTTAGTAAAAGATGATGCACTAGGTTGTGCTGGTGGTTCTCTTATTAACACAGACTATAAAGAATACGTAGATAAACACATAACACAAGAAGATCAGAGTGATGTAGGCAGTATTCCTCGTTATGTATTTAGAACACCAGATAATAAGTACGGACTTTATCCATATCCTGATAAAGCATATTCTTTACGTTTTGAATATTACACATACACAACAGTGCTATCTGCAGCTACCGATGTACCTGTTATACCAGAGCAATACAGATCTACTATTATAGATGGTGCTACTGCTTATGGTTATCAGTACCGTGGAGAAACAGGACAGTATCAATTAAACTTTCAACGGTTTGAAGCTGGCATAAAACACATGAGAAGTTTATTAGCTAATAGAACTGAGTATATTCGTTCTACTGTACTACATAGATCACAACAATCTTCTAGTAGATTTGTATAAGGTATAAGTATGGCAGATCAATCTGGTCTTAATCCGTTTGTATTTCCTCTTCAAGGTGGATTAGTTCTTGACCGTTCTACGTTTGCTATGGAACCAGGAATGGCATTAGAGTTAGAAAACTTTGAGCCTGACACTGGAGGTGGCTATAGACGAATTAATGGTTATGAAAAGTGGAATACTAATATAGTTCCACAGACAGCTAGTGCCACTGAGCCTGTATTAATGTCCGTATACTTTTCTGGAAACAATAAAGTAATTGCTGCTAGAGGTGAAAAAGTATTTGAGGCTGCTAGTGGTAGTGGCTCTTGGACAAGTATTGATACTGGTAGAACTAATGCCATACGTTATTCTTTTGACAGATATAACTTAGCTGGTACAGAGCTTATTGTATGGGCTGATGGTGCCAATAATGCAACTAAATATGATGGCACAACATTAACAGATCTTAGTGCTACAGGTGCACCAGCTAATCCTAAGTTTGTAAAACATTTTAAAAATGCTTTGTTCTTTGCAGGTATGTCAGCCTCACCAGAAGAAGTTGTATTTACTGCTCCGTATACAGATAATGACTTTAGTGCAGCTAATGGTGCGGGTTCAATACGAGTAGACAGTAAGATAACCGCACTGTTCCCATTTCGTGATGAGCTTTATATTTTTGCAGAAGAACGTATATATAAACTTGTAGGTAATACTATTGCAGACTTTGTGATGCAACCTGTAACAAGAGACATTGGTTGTCTTAACGGCTTTACTGTGCAAGAAGTTGCTGGTGAAATAATCTTCTTAGGTAGAGATGGTTTAAGGACTGTTGCTGGTACAGCTAAGATTAATGACGTTGAGCTTGGTACAATTAGTAGACCTATTCAAGAGTTGTTTGAAGGTGAAACTGACGTTGATGATTTTAATAGTTTAGTTATACCAGATAAAACTCAATATCGTATTTTCTTTTCTAAACCTAATAGTCAAACTCAAGCCGTAACCTCTGGTGTTATTGCAGTAAGAAAAGCTCAAGGTTATGAGTTTGCTAAACTAAAGGGTATCCAACCCGCAAGTGCAGATTCAGTAAGTGTTCAAGGGGATACCTTTGTACTACACGGTGGATATGATGGGTATATCTATAGACAAGAAAAAACAAACAAATTTGATGGTACAAATATTATAGGGCGTTATCGTAGTCCTGACCTTACTGCGGGTGATGCAGGTATACGCAAAAACTTTCAACGAGTTATTATTAACTATGCACCAACAGGTACAGTAAACTCTGATTTGTTTTTGCGTTATGATTATGAAGACCCTAATGCACCTAGACCAGCAGCTTATCCTTTTGACTCTACAAAGGTTGTAGCTATTTACGGGACTTCATTGTATGGAACTGCTACGTATGGTGGTCAAACAAATCCATTAGTCCGACAAGCAGTAGAAGGATCTGGATTTGCTGTAGCACTTCGTGTGGTGGATAATGGAGAATCAGCACCTTACTCACTAAAAGGTTTTCAACTAGAATTTGATGCAGGAGCAAGAAGGTAAATGGCAGGTTATACAAGACAGTCTACATATACAGACGGTGATATTATTCAGGCAGCAGACTCTAATGACGAGTTTGACCAGTTACTTGCTGCTTTCCATAATGCCACAGGA